GTTATATCTGATGTTTCCATTGAAAAAGACATCCAGACTTTAAGAAATATATATGGTGAACAATTAGAAAACAAAAACACTTTAAATGTTATGTCTATTTTTAATGATATGATGATAAATAAAGAAAACAAAATGGTTATGATTGGTTATGATAGGGGTAGTCAAATGTTGACAGATTCTTTAAATGATGTTTTAAGTGAAGCAAACTTTCCTCATAAGGGTGCAAGATGGTCTTATTTTGGTGAAATTAGAATTAAACATCCTTATACTCAAATAGAAAATTTTATCAAGTATGATAGACTCACCCCAGATTTAAATAAACAAAATATCCAAACATTAACATTACTTTTTACTTATTTAAAGTTTAAAATGAAAATGACTGACCCAGATATTTTTAAAATTTTTAGAAATTTGAGGTTTCAAGACCCTATTCAGGAAATAAACATTGATATTTTGTTAAATAGATTTAATCCAGATTATATAAAAGATCATGATGTTGAATTTACAGATCATAAAATTATAGCTTTTATGAAACAATATTATTGTCATGATTCAACTTTATCAGAAGAATTAATAAACACAGCATATATGTATTCATATAATTATGACAAAAAAGCAGATAAAGCTGGTGAGACATGGGACGGTCAAACCATATGCACTTTTAATTATATGGACAAATTATTTAGATTTTATCAAAATAATAATAATACTCCACTGTTAATAGCAGAAACTTCACCAGGTGGATATATAATACCTGCTTATAATGTTGCATTAAAACTTTCAGATATAATAACAGAAGATAAATTAAAATATGATCCACACTATAATAATTTATCAAATTCAAAAATTATTTATGATCAGGTAATATCAAATTTTTGTAAAGAAAAAAACATCTATGCTGTTCTAGAATTTGACAATAATAGAATCACAAAAAAAAGAATTAAAGCAGTAGAAATTGGTGATTTGATCTTACCTGTTTTTCTAACAAGATTAAAAATAACAAAAATTATTGGTAAAAAATATGATATAAGAAAATATAAACCTGAGATAAGGGGAATAAATATGACATCTGGTAGAATGAAAATGTTCACATTACCATTCTGGAGATGTAAACAACATAATACAATCAGATACAATGGTAAAATAAAAATAGAAGGTATAGACCTTAATGATATTTTAAAAGATAATATGTTATATAAATATTTTCATGATAAAGAAATAAACTATAATAAAAATATAGAAATTAATGATTTGGATTTTAATGATTTAATTGAAACAATGAAGTCTGAAAATTATTTTTTAAAAAAATATCAAAAAAATATTTTAAATAAATCAAATAAATTAATGGAAATATTAAATTTTGAAAAGGAAGAAATAAAAATTGAACAGGATATTATTGTCCAAGATTTTGATATGACAGATTTAGACAAAGAATTGGGTATAGATTTATCCATGGGTTTTATGGATGAAGAAGATTTTGATAATGATGATATAATTGAATCAATTGGTGTGTTAGAACTGGATGAGATTATTGAGGATCAGAAGATAGAAAAAGAAATTGATTCTTTAATTGAAACCTTTGGTGTTGTTGATTTTGGTGGTATTAAATTTTTAAATACAAAAGAAAAAAAAATAAACAAAAATATGAATTATACTTTATATAAAGTTAATCAAAGACCAAAATTGTCATGTTATATTGAGATGTGTAAAAATAAAATTTCAAAATTAAAATCATGTGATATATTTAGTTATCTAAAAAATTTGGAAAAATGTGTTGATTTATTTGAAAAAAATAATGTGCCTGAAAAATTTTATAACTTATTGTCTATAAGAGAAAGTTTAAGAAACACAACAATTAAGAAATCAGAAGTTCTAGATTTTAACATGGAGATAGTAGAAGATGAAATTTTCTGCTTTCAGTTTAAAGAAATAAAGAAAGATGATAAAAATTATAGTATTTTAATTGAAAGATTAAATAATTATGAACAATTTGATGATTTTATTAGGATAAAATTAAAAATCTCATTTAAAGAATTTGAAACAAAATACTCAGAAATATCAGGATTCAGATATCATCTATTTGGAATAAACCAAAAAAAATCATATTATCAACCAAAAATAGATAGTTTAGAGTATATGATAAGAAATGCAATCTAAATAAGAATGAAAACAAGACATATATTTAAATACCGG